TATTGACTAAAGTAATGGGGGTACTTACTGGTATAGTAATTATCCTTACTGCTTCACTAGGTGGTCTGGCTATAGCTATAAGTAGCGTGGGAGCAGCAGCCGGACAGTTATCAAAAGCAATGGGTACGCAACTAGGCATTTCTTTAATAACCGCAGGGAAGCAGTTAAAGAATTTTACTCTATTAGCTACAACAAGTACCGGAGTAATGGCTAAACTCCGAGTAGTACTATTCGCCCTGGGAAATGCTTTTAGGTGGGTAGGAGTACAGCTTAAAGCACTTTGGGGATTAATGCTAGCTCACCCATATCTAGTAGCTATAGCAGCTATCGGATTACTTCTTGTAGCAATGTCTGAATGGAGTGCTAGGAACCGAAGACTTATAGGAGAGAGTAAAAAATTAGCTAGCGAGATGACTACACTTCATGCCAGGTTTACTCAGTTTGAAGAGAAGATAGCTAAAGCTAAAGAGGGTTCAGCGAAGTTTACTGCTCAGATGTTGAGTATGAGAACCAGGCTTTTAGAAGTATCACATAGTCAAAAATCACTTAACCTGGAAGCAACTAAAGCAGCACATAGTATTGACGAGTACACAGGTAAATTAACTGATGGAGGGAAAGCACTAGAAGAGTATGGAGAGAAAGTAAAAGATGTTGGCCTGAAAGCAATGAGAGATCAACTAGATGGTCTCAACATTGAAATGGATATAATGATAGGTAGGGGAGAAGGACTAGTACAAGTATGGCATGATATTACTAGAGGTTTGAAAATTATCCGTGCCTTGATTCCTGGACTTAGCTATACTATGGCTCAGTTCCATAAGGAAGAGAAAGAGAACTGGATAGCTACAGAGAGACAAATAGAATCAGCTAGAAGACAGTATATCAAAACGATAAATACTATGGGTCGGTTTGATATGAGTCTACAAACTACAGAAGCACAACTCTTCTTTGAGGTAATTGAAGGGCATAGTAAAACATCAGCTACGGAACTAGCTACTCTCTTCGGCACTATGAAAGAAGAGATGACCGCAGCTAAAGAGAAAGCAGTAGACTTTGACTCTCTCAGTCTAGAGCAAGTAAGAACAAATGTACGTGAGACAGTAGATGAGATAAAGAATATACAAGTAGAACTTGGAGAAGCTAATATACTACTAGCTGAGGCAGCAGCAGCCTGGAATAAGATGACTCAGAGTGAGAAGGACAATGCTACTGAGTTTAAAGCACAAATAAAAGGTATCATAGATTGGCGATTGAAGTTATCTAATGCAGATAGAGATGCTACAAAGAAGTTTAACGATGGGATTAGAAGTGAAAGAGATAAAGCACTACAAGAAGTACAAGATGGGTATGATGAAGAGTCAAAAGCATTATCTCGACAGTTGAAGTTAAAGGGAATACAACAGTTTAAATATACCGAAGAGCAAGGAAAGCTAGATGTTAAAAGGTCTAACGATAGAATCATTGCTTTAACTAAAGTACTAGACTCTATAGCTGCTTCTGGAAAGTTTGAAGTAGCAGAAGCAAAGAAGACCAGGAGTGCATTCGATAGGGAAATAAAAGGAGTAAAGAAAGCTAGTCTGGACCTTGACGATTCCAGGTTAATTCATGCTAGGGAAACCGCAGAAGCAATAAGAGCAATCAATCAGGAAGCAGCGAACGCAGAGAATGACTTACTAGCTGATGGTAAGACGAAGTTTGAGGCACAAGCTAAAGCAGAGATAGCTTCACTAAGAGCTAGAGCTAAAGCTGTAGGCATAAGTCAAGCAGCTATAGCTACAAGAGAAGAGTCAATAAATAAAACTACTCAAAGAAAAATAGATAACTTCAATAGAGCTACTTTTGATGCTAGAGAAGATGCAAGAGTAGCACAAGGCGAAATGGAAGCAGACGCTTATCTGGACTCGCTAGAAGCAGCATTTAAAAAAGGAGAGATAAATGTAGTAGAGTATGTTCATGCTTCTGTGACTGCTCAGACAGCAGCTATTGATACACAGATCAAAGTACTAGAGACAAGGTTAGAAAAAGCGAAAGCTAGGTTTCTTTCTGGAATGGAATCAGAGGCAGTAGTCATTGATCTTAAACTTGCAGTAAGTGAAGCAAAAGGTAAGAAGGGTCAAATAGAGCGAGAGGGAGTAAACCTAAGCACGAAGCTACAGCAGCAAAAAATTCAAAATGAGTTATCTCTAGATCAGACATTACTACAAGGCAAACTAAATAACTTACGAACCTATAAAGAAGGCTACGAAGCAGTAGCAGAAGCAGAGTTAGATTTACTAGGTAACAAGCAAGATCAAGAAATACTACAAATGGAATTGGCTCTAGCTGGTACTGATGCTATAAGAGAAAGAAAGCTACAGCATGTAAGAGAGTTTAATTTAAAAGAAGAAGAACTAGATAGAAAAACCTGGGAAGCGAGACAGGCGTTTGCTCTAGAGAGTGCAGATAAATTACAAGGTATCTTCGGAGACTTGTATGACTTATCCAATCAGAAAGCAAAACATTGGTTCTACTTAGAGAAAGCAGCAGCAATAGCTAGAGTCATTATCTCTACTCAGGTAGCAGCAATGAAGGTAATGGAAGCCGGTTGGGTAGGTATGGTGCGTAAGGGTTTGATCTATGCCCAGGGTGCAACTAGTATAGCTAAGATTACTTCACAGAACTTAGCCAAAGGTGGAGAAGTAAAAGGTAAGTCTTCACATAAGAGAGCAGACAATATTAAAGCTAACTTGACTGCCGAAGAGTGGGTCCATCCGGTAGATGCTGTAAAGTACTATGGGAAGAAAGCAATGCTAGGGATACAGAATATGGTATTCCCTAAAGAGATATTTTCTAATGTACGTATGCCTAGACTACCTGTTCCAGCCTATGCTGGTAGAGGGTATGCAGGTGGTGGAGAAGTAAAGAAGCAAAAGGATGAAATAGGAATAAGGAGAAGAGATGAAATAGCTGCACCACAGCAGTCTATTAATATAGTAAACGTAGTTGATCCTGGAGAGTTGGACCGATACTTGACTAGTACTGCCGGACAGAATGCTATTCTAAATGTTTTATCCTCACGCAGAGAAGTAGTTAGAAGAGTTCTGAAATGATAGTAGATGATTACTTCCTTATAGAACCTGATTGGAGAAACTATGTTTCACTAGGGCGTGTGTGGAGAACTTCTTTGCAAGTCTCCCTGTCCAGGGGAGAGAAGAGAGCTAGGCTGATTGACTACCCATTCAAACGTCTACAGTTTACTACACTTCCGTTTACTGCTAAAGAGAATAACTACCTAAGAAGAAAACTTTATAGATCGAATAAGAAGATATTTGGAGTACCTATTTGGTGTGATAGATGTAGTACTACTATGATAGTTAACTCAGTAACCGGAGTAACTTTCACAGTAAACGAGAATGACTATAGACAATTTGAAGTAGGTGGTTTACTTATCTTTTTTAAAGATATAGATAACTACGAAGTAAAAGAGATTGCAGCTATTGGTAGTAATCAATTTACTATGGATAGTGCGGTAGTGAATGCTTGGCCTACTAATACTAATGTTTATCCAATCCTACAAGGACGCTTACATAGACAACTTACTTTAGGCCAGGCCACTACTAGAGGACATGAAGCAATTAGCCTAGAAGTAATTGAGGAGTTTGATGAAGATATAACTAGGACAGTATATTCAGGAAGTAGCTATTCATCTTTTGGTGGACTTAAAGTATTTAATACAGAACCGGAATGGAGTCAGCAGCCTGACTCTATGTTTGAAGTATACCCTGATATTACTAAATACCTAGCGAGATCACTTGACTATACCTATAGTGCCGAAGGTCAAATTACTTCTAAGAATTATTATCAGCTATACAGTAGAGCAGATGCTTATGAGCTAGTTAAGCTATTTGATGAACAGATGGGAAGGTGGGGGAATTTTTGGTATCCTACCTGGATGGATGATGTAGTAATTACTTCTACATTTCTCAATACTGATACGGTTCTAGATATTGAAGACATTGAATGGAAGGACTACTGGCGACACAATAAGACTACAGGAAAATATCTATATGTGTTACTCCCTGATGGTACAGAGATTATAAGACCGATCATCTCAGCACCTAGTGATACTCAGATAGAAGTAGGTGCTGCAATGGGAACTACAATTACTTCTCTAGACAAAGTACTTTCATGCTTCTTGTGTATGGGTAGATTCAATATAGATGAATTGACTATGCAATGGGCAACTGAAACCGTGTGCAGCGCAGAAGTGGCTATATCTACATTGAAGGATGCGATCACGGTCTCTACTACAACCACTACAACTACTACAACCAGCACAACTAGTACTACATGAAAACTCATACTCAAGATTATATAGACGAAGAAGAGGCGAAGAAGAGAAAGCCCATAGAGCTATACCATATATGGAGAGATGGTGGAACTCATTGGAGATATACTTCTTTTTCTTCTATTATTAACTACGGAGGCAATGACTACACTCCGGCTACTTTAATTCGTGGGCCGGTAAGGTATGATAGTCAATTTGAAGTAACTACTCTTCGATGTACTTTTGGTTATCTTACGGACCCTGTAATAGAGTACATTGCTCAGAACCCTGTAGAGCTATTATGGATAGATGTTAGGAAGTACTATGAAGATGTGATACCGGAGGAGACTAGTGTAATTTTTGTAGGTCAAATTAAAAATGTTACTTTTCAGGGGAACGCAGCCGATGTAAACTGTGTGGGTTTTGAACATTACCTGAGTCAAAGAATACCTAAGTATAGATTCCAAATAGGTTGTAACAATGACTTATTCGATACTTTCTGTGGAGTAGTTAAGTCATCCTGGTTAACCACTACCACTGTGACTGTAGACAGTGAAGGAACTGTTTTGACTAGCTCAGATTTTGGATTAGAAGATGATGGGTATTTCACTAGAGGATATGTCCAGTGGGGTGATTACTATAGGATGATAGTAGATCACGTAGGAAATGAAATAACTATACGATTTAATATGCCTGGCTTTACTAGTGGTCAGAGTGTTGATGCTTATTCCGGATGTGACAGGCAACTAGTCACTTGTCACGATAAGTTTGATAACCTTACAAACTTCTTCGGTCATCCCTGGATACCACTAGACAACCCTGCTACTTGGATAGCCTAATGCCTAACTGGTTTTTTAGCAGTAAAGAGAATCAAGAGAAGTTAGAAGTAGAAGTAAATGAATGGGTGGGTACTCCCTTTAGGCATTTTGCCGGAGTCAAAAAAGTAGGAGCAGACTGTCTACACTTTGCTCTAGCAGTTTATGAATCACTAGGAGCAATCAAAGACCCACTGAGAGGGGTAAAGTACTACGGACATGATTGGTGTCATCATACTGATGAGCAGAAGTTCTATAAGGGTTTAACTAGGCGACCTGAGTTTGTAGAGGTAGGATTTAAAAACCTTATGAACGGAGACTTACTACTTTATCAATTCGGAAGAGCCGCTAGTCATTGTGGTATTTACTATGCGAATAATATCTATCAGAGTATAAACCTGGTCGGAGTACACCGAGTATACTACAAAGACGGATTATGGGCGAAGAGAGTAAGATATAATTTTAGGATAAAGTATGTCTAAATTAACTTCACTAGCGTTAGGAGTAGTTGGAGCAGTAATTGGTTTTGTAGTATCTGGCTACAATCCCTATGGTGCCTGGATTGGATTCTCTATAGGCATGGGTATTGGAACTATCATTGATCCGATGACTCCTGACATGCCTAGTCCTGGCGAGCCTATGGGTGAGCTAGAAGTAATGACTAACATCGAAGGGATACCATTTCCCGATGTACTAGGTACTACTAAGATGTCAGGCAATTTATTTTACTACGGAGGAAATTACAGAACAGAAATTACAGAAGAAGTAGATGGTGGCGGTGGGTCCGGTGGAGGAGGAGGAGATGATGAAGCAGTAACAGGCTATAGGTATTACTTATCCTGGGCTATGGGATTTTGTCTAGGTCCGATAGATACTCTCTATACTGTTTGGGCCGATAACGATATTGTATGGTCCGGAGCTATACCAGTAAGTGAAGCAACTAATGGAGAAGTAACAATAGCTCTAGGTGTGGGAGACCGTGGAGAGTGGCCTGGAGATAGTCAAAGTAGTACGGGAGAGTTTATCGGAGATACTGGTCTAGCTACTGGCGACCAGGCAGCAGATGAAGGATTCATGGGGTTAATGACTTTCTACTTTGGTACGGAGGATCAAACAATACCTAATAGTCAATTAACTGCATTGATGTTAAGTGATGGAAAGATAGAAGACTCTACTTGGGCGTTGCCTTATAGAAGACAAGTATATGCCTACATGCATAACACTCATATAGGTGATTATAATAGATGTCCTACTATAAAGATAGTAGTACGTAAAGCTCCGGAGTGTTCATTCGATACCTAGTCAATGGGAACTTACGATAATATAAATGTTACTCTAGGAGAAGGTAGTTATCCTTTTAACTACAATCCGGTCCATGCCGTATGGCAGACCTTGAAGATGGTGGGTCTACCGGAGACATGGCTAGATTCTGTTTCATTTCTAGCAGCAGCAGAAGTAGTATATGATGAAGGTACTGGCATAAGTATGAACATGAGAGATCACCAACCATGTTTGACTTATGTAAGAAGTTTACTTTCTCATATAAATGGTATTCTCTTCTATGGTGCTGATGGTACACTTCACTTGAAGTTAATTAGAGATGACTACACGGTTGGTAATTTACAGGTAGTAGATATAGATACTTTACTAGATGACCCGATGATTGAGAGAGGTAGTTGGATGGAGACAACTGGTGAAATTCAAATTCAATATAGTCAAATAGGTGAGCCAGAAGATGATGAAACTAAAGTTTGGGTATGGACCACAACCACTACTACATGAAGAGTAATATGTTATGCAATATGACTCATTCTACGATGAAGACGGTCCAGGGTACTTTGACTACAATCCGGTTCATGCTGTATGGTATCTACTAGTACAAGGGGGGTTTCCAGAAAGTGTCCTTAACTCCGAGTCATTCTTAGCAGCAGCAATAACAGTACATGGAGAAGGAACAGGAATAAGTAGTAGGTTAAATAACTCTATAGACATTAAGGCATACATAGAACAAATACTAAATCACATTAGAGGATTACTACTTTGGGGAAACGATGGAAAGTTTCATATAGTACTTATAAGAGATAATTATTTAGTAGAAGATTTGCCGGTAGTAAATCCAAACGTAATGCTCGAAGAGCCAATGATAGATAGATTATCCTGGCCGGAGACATACGGTGAAATTCAAGTACAGTATAACAAAAGAGTTTATCCTCCGGCTAACTTGCGGTATTTTCAGGAAGCAGTAGAAGTAATTCGTAAAGGTAAACCATACATAAGAAATTATCAGGAAGTAGTAGAAGTAATTCGTGAAGGTAGACCCTATGTAGCTAATTACCAAGAAGCAGTAGAAGTACTCCATCAAAATGTTTATGCTTATCTGGATGACATAGCAATACTGTGGGATATAGCTAGTACTACTACCACAACGACAACAAGTACTACAACGGTTTAGGAGTAATAATGGCTCTAGTATTTTGTGATGGCTTCGACCACTTAGGCAAATGGGAGGATGACTCTACTCTAGGATATACCGCAGACAATCAGTTATTCTATAAGTGGGAACATGGTTGGGATCAGGGCGAACCTGAGATAACGCATAGAGCTAGTACTCAGAGAAGACCGGCAATGAATAGTAATCCGATAGGTCATTTGGTTTGTAATAGTCTCTACTACCCTGCTTGGATTTATAGGCACTTTAACGAAGCACATTACGATACTCTTATATTTGGATTTGCTTTTCTAGGTAGACCAGGATTTAATCAGCCGAACTCTCCAATAATTACTTTCTATGACTACGATGGAAATGTTATAGTCAATGTGTATCCTATAGACGGTAATGGTAGAGTTAAAGTAAGTGTAGTAGAAGGAGTAAGTGTAGACTATTACTACCTTAATGATATAGTCACATACTACTCTGCTATCAATATTACTCAAGAAAATACTTGGTATCATTTTGACTGCAAAATAGTTTTCAATAAAACTACTGGTGGGAGTATTCAAGCACGAATAAACGAAACCGATGTTATAAATCAAACAGGTATAAGGACTTACAATGCAAGTGGAGACAGTCTAGGTAATATGTCTTTTACTCAGGTCAAGGTTGAGAAACAATTACATAATACTTTTTATATGGATGACTTCTATGTACTAGACGGAGAAGGTACTGTAGCCAATGACTTAATCGGAGATGTAAGAGTAGATACTATATATCCAGATGCACCAGGTAACTACACTAACTTTGACCCTACTCCTAGTAGTAATGCTAATTGGGAGAATGTAGTTCCATTATATTTTGATCGTTATGTTTGGCCCAACCATTATCTGCTTCGGGAATATTACTACTCAGGAGTAGGCATAAACTTTGCTACCTACAATGAAGCAGAGGGAACAATAAGAGATAGCTATAACCTAGAGTCATTGTCTGCACTAGATAAACCTGTGTATGGTATACAGACAAACTCTACTTTTCGAAAAACTGATGCAGGAAAAAAACAAGTAGAGCAATTCATTAGGGTATCGGCAACAGATTACGATTCAGGAAGAGTCATTGATGTTCCCGATTGGAGTAAAGTATATACTTATCCGGTGACTGTAAATCCATTTACTACTAATGCCTGGACCGAGAGCGAAATCAATGCTTTAGAGTCGGGCATAAAGATTGTCACTTAGGAGAAGAGATGGTAGCAATAGATTTTAAAGCAGCATTAGGAAATCCTACTAGTGTAGATCATGCGAACATAGAGATACAAGGCATGAGAATTAGTAGAACTGTAAAGATGGGTCTCTTTACTACTAATAAAAATGCTGTAGAAATGGGGGATTACTTACTTTCAAAAGAGAGCTACCCTGTAGCTAAAGTTCGCTTTACTGCTAACCGAGATGTATTTAGACTACAGCCTGGCGATGTGTTCAAGTTAGTACTTCCTAAGTATGGTATACAGGAAATGATATGTCGTATAGCTATGATCGAAGAAGAAGACGTAGAGACCGAGAAGATAGCAATTACAGCAGTAGAGGAATCGGTCCATGCTACGATGCCAATTACTACATACACTGAGCCAGTAAATACTAGGAGAGGAAGAGATTCTGGAAGGATAGCAGTAGTCACTCCGATTAGGATAGTAGAAGTACCTTACTCTTTTGATGGAGAGAAGGTGGGAGTCATCTTTTTAATTCCTACAATGACAGGGAATGAGACAGGCTACCATTTGTATATGTCTATAGATGGTACGGAGTACTACAAGTTAAAGACAGGAAATCTTCTCGATGTTTACGGAACTCTGGCTAGTGCTTATCCAGAGACTAGTACTATAGATGATGAAATAGGAGTAACTGTAAATTTTACTTCGTCTCAGAATACCGATATAATGCAGTCTATAGGTAGAGTAGATTTATATGGAAATAGAAACTTAGCAGTAATTAATAATGAGATAATGACTATACAACTGGTTATACCTATTACTGCTACTCAGTATAAATTTACCGGAGTGTATAGGGGAAGGTGGGGAACAGTACATACTAGTCATGCTATTAACTCACCGTTCTATTGGGTAAGGAATAGAACACCTCTAGTTAATGGACAGTTTATGATTGGTTCTACCAGGTACTTCAAACTAATCTCATATAGCTCTAGTCAAGCAGGTGCGCTATCCGCAGCTATAGTAAATTCTCATACCTTTACTGGTGAAGCATATACTCCGTATGAAGTAATTAACTTGAAAGCAAATGGAGAGAATTATAATCCTCTGTATGACTCAGAAGATATAGTACTTACCTGGACCCCAAGAGTAAGAGGAGCCGGAACAGGGTTAGGTGATCCTAGTATTGTTACTGATGCAGCACAAACTCACGAAGGAAAGTTTAGAGTAACTATAGATGTAGGAGGAAGTACTGTAAGGACTGTGGAAGACCTGGAAGTATATACTTATAACTATACGGCAGCAAATATCATAGCAGACAATGGGAAGTACATTAGTCCTATAACTGCAAATGTGACTAACTACATTGTAGGTGCTGGTAGTATAGAATATGAATCAGATGAAACGAGTGTAGTAATTCGTAGGTTAGCGTATAGTACTACAACTACTTCTACGACAACTACTTCTACGACAACTACTACAACCACTTAGGAGTAATCATGGCTACAGACAAGTACGGATTTGAGAATGTCTCTATAGGTACTACCGGATGGAATGGTATTATAGATAATAATACAGATGACTTCGATACTCATTTACATACCAGGCTACTAGTTACTCTAGAGCAAGGTGTAGGAGAAGCACAAACAGTTTGTCTAGGTCCAGGTGGCAAGGGAAGACTCGCAAGAAGAGGAAGTGACTCTGACCGTAAACCTGCATTGGGTGTAGCTATAGAGAGTGGTATAGTAGATGACGAGATAAGAGTTCAGCGAGTCGGTCCTTTTACTTCTACTGTTTATAACTTCACGAAGATCGGGAGACCTGTATATCTAGGGGATACCCAGGGAAGTGTAACTCAGACGAGACCGGCCACTGATATTCAGTTTATAGGAATAGCTACTGCTGCCACCACTATACTGCTAGGTGGTAATGTAATGGTAGAAGATTACCAGGCACCTAGTACTACAACGACAACTACTTCTACTACTTCTACGACAACAACCGTGACCACCACTACAACTACATAGGAGTAAAGTAAATGACTATACTTATGATGGAGGGGTTTGAATCTTTAACCGAAGCGGCTGATGTTGCCGGTTCTTCCTTAGTCTCTGATAGATGGACGATTCAGAGTAGTAATACTAGATTTGGAACTGATTACTCTAGGTGGTCTGGAGGAGTAGGATTTAAGTCAACTCTTTATGACGGATATGTAAGAAGTAGGTTTCCTCTCCCTAACCCATTCACTGTAGGATGGGCAATGTGGAGGCCAGTAGGTTCAGCTAGTTATCATGCCAGTAGAAATACTTTTATGGCGTATGATGGTGCTAGTCAGCAGAATGGTTCTCTTGGTTCGGTTGGAGCAGAAGTATTTGTTGAGCAACCTAATTCCCTAGGACATACTTTTTCTACTACTGGTCTAATATTAGGAGGAGTATGGCAGTATTGGGAAGTAAAGTTTTATTCTCATGCGTCTGCCGGTTATTGTGAAATAAGAATTAATGGAGTAGAAGCAATTAATGTTACCGGAAAAAATTTTATGAACGCTGTTGATATTGCAATCTCTTTTAGAATAGGATTATGTTATGATCTGTCACCGACTTATATAGATGATGTATATGTAACTGATGGGGAGTTTCTTGGTCCAGTAAAAGTAAAGACATTTAAGCCTGACTCTGATGGAACGTATACTGACTTTGCTCCTAGTGCTGGAAGTAATTATGAGAATGTGGATGAGATACCGTATGATGGGGACACTAGTTATAACCAGGGAAATGCTATAGGGGATAAAGATACTGTGCAGTATACAGTAGGAGCATTAGGTGGGCCAGTTAAGGCAGTACAGCTTGCTAGTGTAAGGAAGAAGTCTTCTATAGCTACAGCTAGAGTTAAAAATTTAATTAGGAGTAATAGTACTGATTATCTTAGCAGTAGCGAAGTCAATATGCAGACAGATTATGTAGAGGACGTAGAAGTATATGAAGATGATCCCGATGACTCTAATCCGTGGACACAAACTAAAATAGAAGCAGCAGAATTTGGGTTACAAATTACCTCACTATCTACTACCACCACTACTACCACGACATAATGACTAATGGCAAACGTCAGAAACACACAGAATCTTGTAGAAGTACTCTATGGCGATAGTCATGCTAATGTTAGGAGTACTCAGACATTAATAGAAGTACTCCACGGTGATGCTCATGCTAATGTAAGACAGACACAAACTTTATTAGAAGTACTTTTTGCAGTAACAACTACTAGTACAACGACTACTACAGTCACTACAACAACTGTTCCTGGGAGTATTTGTTATGGACATGATACAGCAGTAGAAGAAGATAATATAGAAGACTTTACAGGTAAGTGGGAAGGGCCAGGAACTATATCAGGGAGTGGAGACTCAGAGAAAGTACAGTTTTATGTAGGCCAGTATAAAAGATTAATTGCTCCTCATTACTACGGAACAGGTCAGGCAGTAGTAAAACTTAATAAGTATCAGACAGGCGATAATGTTTCTATTTACTACAAGACAGCCGGAAGTCCTGGAGCAATCGGAGCAGCAGAGTGGAGTGATTATTCAGGAGAGTTTACTAGTCAAGGGTTTGTAGATGTTTTACTAGGAAGGAACTATGACCCAAACATTACGACTAGTACTACGACTAGTACTACTACCGTAACTACAACTACAATTACTGCCCCTATCTATACAGTATGGGACAGAGTATCTGCAATCGGTGGAAGTTGGGGTGACTCCACCTACAGTAGTGAAATTAATTATAGGTTAAAGTTAGCCGCTGCCGATATGAGTAATGGAGGCACCGGAACAGAAGTAAGAATTTTAATTCAAGGACATGGTAGCAGCAGTACTGGTATTGATGGAGTATCTTTTGGGGAGCAAAATGGAACGACAGATGACTATGCTAGTACTCCAACAAGATTTACTTTTAGTTCAAGTAACACAACCACTATCACCGCAGGGAGTAGCAAATGGACAGATTGGGTAGCAATGGATATAGACGATACCAAAAGTTTTTTACTCCATGTGTATCAAGTTAATCGTACTAATTACTACCCATACATCTCTGGTACTTCTTTTAGAGAAAGACCTGGAACCGGAGATGATACGATGTTAGTAACAGTAACAGGTTATAGTGATCCGGGATATCATTATTTTATAGAAGAAGTACAAATAAGAGCTATTGTATAGAGTCATTATGGCGTTACTAATACTAGAGGGATTCGATCACAACGACCGTGTAAGGAGAGAAGTAGAATGAGCATTATATGGTGCGGTGGCGAAGATGTAGATTTTTTAACTCTACAAGATATTGTTTACAGTTACACTACTGCCTATCGTAGAGCTAATTACTCTAGAGTCGCTATGGAAGTTGCGGCTACTTGGGGGAGCTACTTGCTCTCTCCTTACATTACTCCGGTGTCTTCTGTGTGGATGCACTGTTTTCTGAGGGTTGGAAGTTGGGGCGCATCTACTAGTTATATAACTATGAGTATGCGTAAATTTGCGTCAAATACTCATATAGGAATAGGACCAGTTGATAATGGAGACTTGTCTATAATAAAATACGATGGTGTTTATACTACTTTAGCCTCAGCAGTAAGTCCAGGGATGGGAGATGGTACTCTTCATCTTATAGATGTTCAGATAATAAATTATGGACCTAGCGGAACGGTTAAAGTCTGGAATAATGGTACTCTATGTATGAGCTACACTGGAGCCATTGCAGGGAACGGAGAAACTACTCTAGACCAATTCTATATTTATGGTTCTGATTATGCTTCTCATCCTTGGGGTCATTACTCCGAGATGATAGTAGCAGATGAAGACACAAGAGCAATGAGTCTAAAGACTCTAGTTCCCGAAGCAGCCGGTGACGCTAACGAATGGACAGGAGCATACACCGATGTAGATGAAGTAGAAACCGATGATGCTGACTACATATATACTTTCGATGGTAGTAAAAGTCTTCAACTAAATCTTACTGGTAGTCCTGTCGGAATCCATAAGATCAAAGCAGTAAAAGTAATTGGTAGAATAGTAGCTTCAAACCCACGATTAGATGTTAAACTAGGAGTAAAGACAAACTCAGTAGTACACTTAGGGAATCAAAGAGGATTGAGTCCTTCATTTCAACCATATAATGAAATGTTCCAAAGTAATCCAGAGACAGCTAGTGATTGGACAGAGAGTGACATTGACTCCTTGCAGATAGCTTTTCAAACCGTGTCTACAACAACTAGTACTACAACAACCACGTAGGAGTAAAGTAAATGAGTTTAATATTTATGGATGGTTTCAGTACTTACGGAACCAACGAAGCATTGACTGTTAGGAGAGGTTGGATGTATATTGTCTCATACGGCTTTGTCTTAGATACAGAAGGGAGAT